GCTCTATATCTAGGACAGAGTTTGATAGTGCTAGAGATTCTATCGAAGATACTAAAAGGTTTATTGAGTATGAAGTTAGTATGTCCAAGAAAAGCATACAAGAATTTATTGATAGTCTTAATAAAGATATGGAGCGTTTAATTACCATATCTAATTTAAGTCAAGAGAACGATAAATACTTTCAAGATAAGTTTGAGTTCTTACTGAATGAAATCATAGCCATTCAAGATGGTCTTACTAATGTTAAGGAAGACTTAGTAGAAGCACCTAAAGTCAGAGAGGTAATAGAATCCCCAACACCTGACGAAAAACCAAACACAACCATTGAATCTTATCCTACTGAGGAGTGTTCTTATTCTTTAAATCCTGGAAAACAGAACAGCACCAGAGTAATACAACGCGCTGTTGATAGGACTAAAAGAAAAGGACATTATAATATCTCTGTATTATTTGATGTTAATATAGAAGGAGCAGCAGATATTTCAGATGTTGTTTCTAATAATGCGCCATCGAGATTGACAGGTGCTGTTAGAAAGTATGTATCTAAATTAGAGTTTGTATCTAAAGATTCTATACAATCTAATTGCGAAATGTCTTTTAGTTTGAGTGTTACATAAGGGAGTTGACATGAACGAGGAGGGTGTGCTATACTCTGCACACAGCAGAAGCAGTTCTTTTTAATATTATTTACCCTCTTTATCTCCTTATTAATCAAATAATATTAACTGGTAACAGACTAGCTAGTGGTCTAGTGAAGAGAAACCACTATTAATTTTTAACCGCCAACGAAGAGGACTTGATTATGGCAATAGAAAGTGGACTAGCTTATTGGGCTAGCGTTAGAAATCCTAACCTTAAATTCGAACCTGTCTACACAGTAGACTTAGTAGTTGATGAGGAGGTGGCAGCTAGGTATGAAGGCAGAGGTTTTAAAGTCAAAACCTTAGTTGTTAATGATGAGGTTATTGGCAAGGCTTTAACTATAAAGCGTAAAGTCAACGGCCCTAATGGTATGGTACGGAAAGCACCTAAACTTGTTGATATGGAGAAGAACCCACTAGATGATGATGTCCTGGTAGGGAACGGCTCTCAAGTCAGAGTTCAATTTAATGAATGGGAAGTCAGTAATAAGTATGGCGAGTTCAAAGGGTTGGACTTTCAAGGCATGCAAGTTGTAGATTTAAAATCTTACAAAGCAGGTGATGGTGACGAGTTTGAATCTATCTCAGATTCAGAGGAGTTTTAAGCATGGTCGAAGAAGAAGTAAAACCATACATTACTATTGATGATGTGCAGATTTCAGTAGAGGATTTACCAGAAGAAGCACAAGGAATCTTTGGTAGGATACAACGATTGACTCAAAAGAAAGCTAGTACAACCCTTGACTTAGAAGAGATACAAGCAGGAATTAATTTCTTTTCAAACAAGATTGTTTCAATTGTTAATTCAAGCATAGACAATACTACTCCAGAGGAGGAAGAAGAGTCACCCGAAGCAGTAAAGTCTAACAATTAAATGTAGTATATCAACCCAGACACTTGCTAATACAGAGGTGTCTGGTTTTTTATAAGGAGATGTAAATGAACGAGATAAAACCTAAGTTTATAAAGAAGCATCAGCCTTGTCCTGATTGTGGAAGCAGCGATGCTCTTTCAATAAATGAGGATGGTTCAACAAAATGCTTTAGTTGTGAAGAGTTCGTATCTAAACGTAAGAAAGAAAACTTTATAGAGTCAGACGAGATCACGATAATTCAAAACGAAACACAACAAGAAGGAGTCTATGCTCCTTTATCAGACAGACAAATATCCTTAGAAACCGCTAAGAAATATGGAGTTAGAATCTCTTATGATAGTAAGGGAGTCATAGCAAAACACCACTATCCATACACTATCGACACAGAACGCACAGCATATAAAGTTAGAGAAACCATAAAGAAAGATTTCTATTGGAAGGGTTCACCGAAAGACACACAGTTATTCGGACAGAATCTTTTTAAAGAAGGTGGTAAATACATTACAATCACAGAAGGAGAGTGTGATGCAATGGCAGCTTATGAATTACTAGGTAGTAAATGGGCTGTGATCTCTGTAAAAAATGGATCTAGTGGCGCAGTCGGTGACATAAAAGAAAACTTAGAATATGTAGAAAGCTTTGAGAACGTGGTGCTTTGTTTTGATTCTGATAAGCAAGGTAAAGAAGCAGCACATAAAGTTGCAAGGCTTTTAAAACCTGGCAAGGCTAAGATATATACACTACCTACTGGATATAAAGATCCCAACGATATGCTTAAAAAGAATAAGCATTTAAATTTTACTAAATGTTGGTGGGATTCTAAAGTATATACACCAACCGGGATCATTAGAGTATCTGAAAAACAACATGAGTTTTTAAACAGAGATAAAAAAGATAGCGTTCCTTATCCTTGGAAAGGTCTTAATAAAAAATTATATGGTATGAGGCAAGGGGAGCTTGTTACTCTAACAGGTGGTACAGGTCTAGGTAAAAGTTCTATAACAAGAGAGCTTGAGCATTGGATTGTAAATACTACGGAGGATAACGTAGGTATCATAGCTCTTGAAGAAGATTGGAAGCGCACAGTAGATGGAATATTATCTATTGAAACTAACTCACGCTTATATATAGATCACATAAGGGAAGAACAATCCGAAGAGTTTTTAGCAGAGAAGTATCAGAAAGTATTTAGTAACGATAATGTTTTTATCCATGCTCACTTCGGCACTAACGATATAGAAGCAATCTTTAATAAGCTTCGGTATTTAATTATAGGCTGTGATTGTAAATGGGTAATAGTAGATCACTTACATATGCTTGTGAGTTCTCTTGCAGAAGGTGACGAAAGACGCGCCATTGATAATATAATGACTAGACTTAGAAGCATGGTAGAAGAAACAGGAGCAGGAGTAATTTTAGTATCCCATCTTCGTAGAGTAGAAGGTAATAGAGGACATGAGAATGGCGTTGAAGTTAATCTATCCCATCTTAGAGGAAGCCAAGGAATCGCACAGCTATCTGACTGTGTAATAGCCTTAGAACGAAACCAACAATCCGAAGACGAGTTAGAATCTCGAACCACTAAACTCCGAGTACTTAAATCCAGGTACACAGGCGATGTAGGTATGGCCACTTCCCTTGTGTATGATCCTAAGACAGGAAGGTTATCTGAAGAGTACAACGAGTTCCAGTTGCGTATAGATGACAGCGAGGTGGACTTCTAATGAAATTAATATTTGATATAGAAACAAACGGCTTACTTGCTCACCAACTTACAGCAGAAATTACACAAGAAGCAAATAAGATTTGGTGTATTGTTGCTTTGGATGAAGAGGACAGGTTATATACGTTCAAGCCAGATGAAATTAAAGAAGGCGTTGAGCTTTTAAAATCTGCAGATGTTTTAATTGGTCATAATATAATAGGGTTTGACATACCTGCAATTAAAAAGATACGTGGTGTAGATTTATATACACATTGTAAGATAATAGATACTCTAACGATGTCACAGTTATTCAACCCTACCAGAGATAAAGGACACAGCTTAAAAGCATGGGGAGGAAAGATAGATTTTTCTAAAGATGACCATGAAGATTTCTCACAGTTCTCTCAAGCTATGCTAGATTACTGTATTAAAGATGTTAGAATAAACAAGAAAGTATATGACATTCTTAAAGAAGAGAATAAAGATTTCTCACAGCAGTCTATCCATATCGAACATCACACAAGAAATATAATAAGCAAGCAAATAGAAAATGGATTTGCTTTTGATTATAAAAAAGCAAGTATTCTATTGGCTAAACTTACTCAAAGAAAAGCAGAAGTAGAAGCGGAAGTTAAGAAGACATTCAAACCTAGAGAAACAGAGCATATTATTTTACTTAATGCAAAAGAGAATCAGTTAAAAGATGGAAGTTATTCTAAAAAAACAGGATACAACCACTTCACTAAAAAGAAAACTAATTTATCGGATGAAGAAAAAGAAGTAGTTAAAACAGGTTGTGTTACTTCCCTTAAAAGAACATTGATTACTGAGTTCAACGTAGGATCAAGAAAACAAATTGGTGAATACTTAATAGAGTTTGGTTGGAAGCCTAATAGATTTACACCAACAGGGCAGCCTATTGTAGACGAGGCAACACTAGAAAAAGTTAAGCACATACCCGAAGCTAAACTCATTGCAGAGTTTCTACTGCTTCAAAAACGTATAGCCCAAGTACAATCCTGGTTAGACTCTGTTAAAAAAGATGGGAGAATACACGGCAATGTTATTTCAAACGGAGCTATTACAGGGCGCATGACGCACTATAACCCCAACACCGGGCAGATACCAAGCACTCGTAAGCCTTATGGTAAAGACTGCAGAGAATGTTGGACTGTCGATAAAGGTAATGTTCTTTTAGGTATAGATGCGTCTGGTTTAGAAATAAGAATGTTAGCACACTACATGAAAGACAAGGAGTACACAAATGAAATCATTAACGGAGATATACACACCTCTAATCAAAAACTTGCTAGACTTAAATCAAGAGATCAGGCTAAGACATTCATCTATGCCCTCATGTACGGAGCAGGAGATAAAAAACTTGGAAGCGTGGTTGGAGGAACTAAAACAGATGGTAAAAGATCTCGACAATATTTCTTTGATAATCAACCATCATTTAAATCTCTTAGAGATAGAGTTACGAGAGCAGCAGCAAAAGGACACATCAAAGGGCTAGATGGTCGTAAGATATTTATACGAAACCAACACGCTTCTTTGAATAGTTTATTACAAGGTGCAGGGGCTGTGGTTATGAAGAAAGCTTTAATACTTTTTGATAAGCATCTTAGAGAAGCAAACCTGGAGTATAAGTTTGTTGCAAATATCCACGATGAATGGCAGATGGAAGTACCTAAAGACCAAGCAGAATTAATTGGTGCTATGGGTGTTCGATCTATAATAGAAGCAGGAGAATCTTTTAACATGAACTGTCCTTTGGATGGTGAATACAACATAGGAGATAACTGGAGTGAAACGCATTAATGTTCCTAGAGACTATATTAAACGAAAAACTTCCACAATTGATTTTGGTTATGAACTTAGTGAGTTAGCTGGGTATCTAAAACCTATCCCATCTCAACTTAAACGGTTACGACAAGCTGAGAAAAAAATTGCGAAAGGGGTTTCCACAAGAACAGTAGCTAAGTGGTTATCGAAAAAAACTAAAAGAACCATAAGCCATGTAGGATTATGGAAACACATTACTAAACGAACAGAGATTGAGTTTGCGAACCTTTGTAAACAACAGATGCAGATCGAAGGTTACGTATATAT